ATTGTATGTGTTTAACAAAAAATTGCCGTTTATTACCGTAATACTTCTGTTTGTTGATGCATCCAAAGCACTTCCCAGCGTCCACTCGCACCCGACGCCGTTAATTGAAATACTAGAATTTAATGTCACACCATTGGTCGTCAGCGTCTTTCCAGTCGTAGATCCAGACAGCGTAATGGCACCCGTATAAGTCCTCGTCAGCCCCGTCGCAGGGAGCGTCACATTCCCGTGAATGCCAACAATCGCTGTGCTTCCAGCCAACGTGAGATTTCCAGACAATGGCCCAGCAATGGTCAGAGCTTTGCAGCGAATCCCGCCAGTGACCGCATCAACCGTAGCCGTATATGCCGTTGCATTAGAGGCAGAGTCGAACACCACATCGTCGTGACTGCGTGGGACAGCCGCCCCTGAGCTTCCACCAGAAGATGTAGACCAGCGAGCAGTGTCAGACCAGTTACCCGTTCCTCCGACCCAGTAGCGCGTGCTGTCAGCGGGCTTGGCTGTACGGTATACAGGCGCACCAGCGGTTCCGGTTGAGTTGGCTCCAGCATAGAACTCGCCAGGAGACGTAGAGGCGAAACCGATGCTTCCCATTGCTAGGTAGTCGATCCCAGAGGTAGCAGCACCATAGAGAAAGTGAGAAGTGCCTGTGCCGGTCAGGGTAACTACGTTACCTACCGTGCCTGTTACGGTCCATGCGCCGAAGACCTGGGTAGTAGAGCCTAGATCGATTGTGTGCGCGACAGTCTTAGTGCTGGCAAGCTCGGTGAACTGGTTGTTGTTGCCAATGGTCAACGTAGATGTGCCTGTTGTACCGCCAATGGTCAATTTGTTGTAGGACAGACCTCCACCATTAAATGTTCTTGCCGTTGCACTAGTATCGGACAAAACAATGTTGGCTGTACCTTTGTAAAAAGTAAGTGCTGAAACCCCTGAGCTATTCCAAATTTGGCCGGTACCGGATAGCGTCCAAGTACCAGACCCCATTTTTAATGTTGCAGTAGTGCCAGAATGTGCAAACAACCCCGTAGTCACGTTATACGACACCGCATCAAACGTGCCGCTATTAAGGGTTGTTGTTATTCCAGAATTAACAGACAAGGCATCAGCCAGTTGAACCGTTCCTGTGAAGCAGTCGATGGTGACGTTGCACCCAAAAGAAACGCCATTGTTGGTAATTGTCTGTGTGCCACGCTTGGCAAACGTAATCGTGCCTGTTGTGCTAGACGATGTCACCCCTGTTCCAAACTTCCAATCTCCATAAACAAACGGAGTATTGGTGCCAGTCGTCAACGTCATCGCACTCGTTCGTGCCGACGCATCAAACGTACCAATGTTCCACGCTGCGTTAATTGTGATCGTACCCGTCACGCTGCCCGTGTTATCAAACACTGCCGTATCTTGCGCCAACGGAAAGTTGTTGATGTTTGGCGTACCACCGGACGATGGTGCCCAAGCTGTAGCACTCCAGTTCTGAGTGCCGGCAAGATTCCAGTAAACAGTTTTTGGAGAAGGGAACGTAATCCCAGAGTTCCCACCGCAGTCACCCGCACGAGTGAGAGATGAACCCGCAGCAGCACCGGCTATTGTGATGTCCCTAAAGTCGCAGTCCGTAGCAGAGAGAGTGTTAACCGTTACAGTGCGCGTGGTTCCAAAGGTGGTAGATCGAAGAAAGATGCGTCCGATCGGGGAAGCGCCTGCAATAGTAAGTGTTCCGTTTATAGTTAAATCTGCGTTTGTGTTAATAAATGTAATACCGAGCGTAGGTGGCGTTACAGTAAAATTATTAAATACTTGTGGTCTTACAAAGCTTATAGTTTTTGCATTAGTAGTTGTTGTAGTTACATTATACAAAGTTGGGCCTGGAACTGTTGCGGCTGGGCCGGAAAAATTAACTTGAATATTACCAGTAGATGTTAAATTAATTTGTGATGTCCCGGCGTTAAAAGTTAAGTTCGTTATACCGAGACTAATAGGTGTAGCACCACTAAGTGTGACCGTACTAGACCCCAAAATCATTTCTATTACATTGCTACCACTCGACAAAGCATTAGCAGTAACGTTGTAGTTTTTAGTATTAAACGTTCCGTTGGTGACGCTTAACGTGTTAGACCCAATGTTCAGCGCGTCGGCGAGTTCGACTGAGCCGCCGTAGGAGTCGATAATAAAGTTTCCGGGAAAAGTTTTGCCTGCGCTGGTAATGGTCTGTGTATTTCGGCCAGAGAAGGTTAACGTGCCTGAATAGCTTTGCGTTACCCCACTACCAAACTTCCAATTACCGTAAACCGTTTGCGCCGCTGATCCAGCCAAAGTCATTGCATTTGTCCGGGTGGACATATCAATGGTGCCAATTGGCATTTGAACAGCATCTAGCGTAACCGTGGCCGATGTATTAAGCCCCGTGTTCTCGATGACAGCCGTGTCTTGAGCGAGCGGGAAGTTGTCGGTTGATGCTGCACCACCAGAAGATGCTGCCCAATTGTTAGCAGACCAACTGCCACCCGCAGCAGTGACCCAATAAACAGATTTGGGCGTAGAAGCAGTAATGCCTCTAATACCCCTGAGATCACCAATCCGAGTGCCAGAGATCGGTGCAGCAGTGCCAATGACGTAGATGTCTCGGAAGTCAGCGTCGGTCAGGCTTGGTGCGCTGTTGATGGTCAGGGTTTGGGCGAGACCGTAGGTTAAACCACGGAACCAGACTCTGCGGTTGCCTGCGGTGCCTGTGGTAGACAGAGTGCCGTTTATTGTTTGGCGGGAGTCAAAAGTGAGTTGAACAACTCCGGCAGAAGCGGGTCCAGTAACGGTTAAGTTGTTGAATGTGTTTGCGCCAGTAATTACGCGAGTTGCAGCAGTGGTATCTGTAAACGATACGTTGTAAAACGTCAGTCCCCCGCTATTAATGGTGGCAGTAGCCCCAGACAGATTTATTTGTGACGTTCCAGCATTAAACGTCATGTTTGTTGTGCTGGTAAAAATTATTGCCGTGTTTGCAGTCAACGTTACCGTAGACGATCCAAGATTGATCGTGCGGGTGTTGCTGTTGTTGGAGGATAGGGAGGTTGCGGTGACGTTGAAGTTGTTGGTGGTGAAGGTTCCTTGGGTAAGGGTGATAATGTCGCAGGTTAAAGCATCTCCTAAAGTTAACGTCCCGCCCGTAGACTGAAACGTGACATTACCTAATGTTTTACCCGCTGATATTAATGTTGCCGATACCGATGCTGCGGTCCATAGGAATTGACCGGAATAAGTAAAGCCCATCCCCGCTACTAACGTCACATTGCCAGCAACTGTGATAGTTGACAATCCTGCAAGAGTGCCGGTAAACCCAGTGCAGGTGATCGACTTGGCACCGGTGTTGCCGGATGAGATCGTGCAGGTTCCGGTCGACAAGTTTGTGAAGAACACATCGTCCGCACTGGTAGGCACAGACGCGCCACCAGCACCGCCAGACGTAGTTGACCATTTGGTACCGGCAGTACCATCCCAGTTGGCAGTCCCACCGACCCAATATCTGTCGGCCATGACTAAGCCTTCACATACTTAACGCCGTCGATCTCAATAAATTCCGGCTCAGGCTCAGGAGCAGGAGGCGCAGTCACAACAGCAATCCAGTTGTCCCGGCGCTGTTCCTTCATGGCCTGGATCTCTGCTTCCGTAAACGTGTGATCGTCCGGAAGGTGCAGAGCGTCAGCGAATTTGCCGTGGGGGGTGTCGAATTGAAAGTCAATCTTAATCATGTGTGCTCCAACAAAAACACCCGCCGGAGCGGGTGCTTAATCACACCCCATTGAGGGTGTCTACAACTAATTATGCTGCATCGAGCGAGAACGTGTAAGTCACGTTCAAGGTATCACCCGATACCACACTCCGATCCCCCGGAGACTGAAAGTCTGCCGCCGAGAACAACGTGCCGGTCGTGCCACCCTTGGTGTTGTTCGAGATCAAGAACGCGCCGCCAATTGTAGCCGTGGCATTAATACTGAACGAGGCTGGAGATGCCGAGTTAGTAATCACCGAAGGGTCAGCCGTGGTTGCCGTACCGAACGTGCATGCGGGACGATTGGCATTACTGTAACCTGTCTCTTCGGTCCAGCCCGCATGGGATGATGCCGTGTCGCCTGCTGCTGGAGTATTGGACGCCGCTGCACCATAAAGACCGATGTACCACGCCGTGATTTGGGTGCCACTAGCGAAATAAACGGCGTTCATGGACTGAAGCCCGACGTTCACCACCAGATTCTTGGACTCAGCTTCCCACTTCAGGTTGCCATCTTTGTCGAGGCACTGAATATGGAAGACACCGCCGCCCTTGACGGACTCGGTGGGCTTAATATCACGAACGACCGCAGCAGATACCTGATCGGTCGATTTTGCGTTTTCACGAGACATTTGTAACTCCTCTATCCGATTCGGATAACTGCATCAGTTGGATTGTTTGGCGGGAATTGGATCTGAAAGTTTCCGCTAGAAACAGTTTTGATCTCGCCAAACTCATAGACCGCAACCGCTCTATTGGCCTTACTGCTATTGTAAATTAGCGCCCCTCTGGCACTAAAGTTACCCGCTACCCATGTCGTATTGGAAAACGTTACAAATGCTATGCCTTGCGACAGAGTAACGGATGCACCAGTCAGCGTATTCCCGCCTGCTGTATAGCCTGACCCGGACGCTTCATCTGATGTCGTGTAAACGGTGGTCGTGGGTCCAAGCGTGGCTGAATTGGTATACAGCGCAATCTTGAATGTGTCTGTCAGGAAGTCGTGGATGCCCTTTAGGAGTTCTTCCTTAAAACTGTTGCACATCCCGGCGGTCAACATTATTTGACCTCCACGATCACCTGACCGTCTCTATAGGCATCCATCCGCTGTTTGCCATCACCCAACTGTTTCAACAGAATCATTGATTGGGTGTATAGGTTGTCATACAGCTTGACTGTCTCAGGCTCACCCTTAATAAATCGAATAGCCTGAAGCAATGTGCCGTTTAACAGTGCTGAATCAAAATTATCGCCTAACCATGTTGTCGTGGCGGTAACAATTGATTCTGGGTAATAGTAATAATGAAGCTCTACCCAATATGCCTGATCCGGGGTTGGGCCGACAATAAATGTTAGCTCGTTGGATATTGCCGTTGCAGGACCGAAAATGGCATAGTGCTTTGGAACGCCTGTGCTGTTCGGGGCCGGATAAGCCTGCCGAATAAAATTCACATCTTTGTTTAAAAGATACGAATATGTGCCGGTGTCTAAGTCTCCGCCCGTTACCCCGGTGACCACAGCCAATGAATACACGGACAGAAAATCCCCGGGTGCCGACAAATACTTATTATTTGCCGACAACTGGGCCTTCTGATTCTTACGCAGCGTGGCAAGCTGAACAGTGTTATAGATTAACTGTTCGGCCTGCTTGATCAGCGTATTAAGATCCGCATCCGGGATGTTTACCTCAATGGTATCCCGGACAGCGGTCTTGAGTTC